ATAAAGTATTATCTGAACTGTCAAAAGTATTTATAACTCTAAATTTTGCAGTTGCGTTTGTAGAAGTACCACCACCATATAACTGAAATGATGCTCTTATCATAATAAGAATTTTACTTGATGTTGCGCTAGGTGTTATTTGTGCAGTTATGTTTGAATCTGCAAATGAACTAGATGTTGTATTAAGAACAGATGATGTACTTGCATGAACTACTTGACCAATCTTACCTGTATCAATACCACTAGGCAAAGCACTAACACTATTTAAAGAAGCGTTGTTAATAGATGTGTTTGGTATTGTTAATCCCGTGATTGAGGGTGCTGTTAATCTTGTGATTGCCATTATGCTAGTACCTCCATTAGTGTCATAGTTGATATGGTTCTATGATTAGCAGCATTATCAATATTTTCACCTTCACTGTTTAATTTAAAAGTTTGACCACTATTTAATGTTATTTGTAATTTGTAAGTTATTTCTGAAGTAGTTGAAGGACTGTCTAAAAATTGAACTGCACTATTAGTAGCTTTTTGGAAAACATTATTAGAAGTAAAAACAGTTCCTCTTGTTCTACTACCAGCAGCATCACCCAATCCAATAGCTGTGGTTCCTCTTAATATTCTTGAAGCACTATATATATTACTTGTGCCACCATAATTAATTGAACAGTTTATAAGAACTTTACTACTTGTTGCTGAAGGTGTAATAGTTGCATTAAAACTAGTAAGGTCAACATATGTACCACTAGATGATGTTATTTGTTTTATGTCTGGTATAACAGTTTGGATTACTTGACCAATCTTACCACCACCAAAACCTGTAGCAGTTCCGTTATTTGTTATAGTAGCACCCGATGGAATTGATATAGTATCACCACTTGCACCAACAGTAATAGTACCAGAACTCTCATTAATAATATTATCACCAGAGGTGTTTTGAATATTGTCTACTTTAATAATTGATGTCATGTTATGCTCCTATTACCCTATATGCTCCGAAATAAGTTCCCTTATCATTACATTCAAATTTTTCTCCACTACCACCATGTGCTTCTACATATCCAAAAATTTCTAGGTAATCAGATGTTCCGTTCATATCAATAGTATTTGAAATACTTGTTGCTCGTTCTAAGGCGGTTGATGTGTTAAAAACACTACCTGTAAACATATATGCAGAACCGTTTTTATAAATATAAAGTCTAACTGAATATAAGTTATAATCACCAGTGCCTAAATTAACATTACTATAAACAAAATACTTACCAGCTACTGTTGGAGTAAATCTATAATTAGTAGAGTTATCGTAGTTAGTATTAGTATCAAATCTTTCTGTATTAAATTGAACTTTTGTTATAGTTGCATGGCTAATACTTTGGTCGGCTGACAAATACGCTTCAAAAGCAGGAGTATTAGATGCAAAACTCTGTGTTAAATTTCCAGAACCATCGCTAGAGATAATGGCGTTGCCCCCTCTATCCTGTATTGTATTAACTTTTAATATGCTCATCTATGCTCCTATTAGTTTATATGCCATAAATCTTGTTTCATCTTGACCAGGTTGTATTTGTGAAGTGTCGCTAGTTCCTTTAACATGATATATATACAACTCTATATAATCTGATGAGCCATTCATTTCTATAATACCTGATACAGAAGGTGACATAGTATAGCCAATACCATCAGTTCTATAATCCCATAATTGACCTAAAACTGTACTACCATTCTTTTTAATTCTAGTAATACCTTGATACATATTACTTGGGTTAAGACCATTTATAGTTACTTGACCATAACAAAAATACTTACCAGCTACTTGTGGTGTAAAACGATAATTAGTTGAATTGTCATAATCATTATCTGTATCAAATACTTCAGTATTAATATTTACTTTTACTTCTGTAGAATCACTGATACCTGTTTGAGTAGAACCAAGATGAGCCATAAAAGCAGGAGTATTAGTTCCACCAAATCCACTCTGTGTAGCACCACTCCCTAGTGTTACTGTATCTCCATTACCACCAATCGTAACTGTTGTTCCTGATTGAGGGGCTATTGTATTTACTTCTAATGTACTCATAATTTATTCCTACTATACTATCACAAAAGTACTACCAGATGGAATGGTTAAAGTTCCGCTGACAGTAATTGGTCCTGCGGCTGAAGCGTTCTTGCTTGCACCAATTGTTATGTTGTTAAATGTCTGCGCGTTTTGCGAGATGAATGTGGAGCTCAATGATGCTTGCCCTACGGTTGCATCCGTTGGAGTTCCGATATCAAATACATTTCCTAACAGCACGCCGCTAAACGTATCGGTCGCAAGGGGGGCACTGGTGAATGTAATCGTGTTGCCGCTAACAGTGTACGCCGTATTTGGGTACTGGACAACGCCTGAAATGCTGATGATTAAAGACTGCTCTGTCTCTACAGAAATATTCTGCGAGCCAGACTGTAAAGTGAAACTTGTTAAGGTACCGTTGAATGATCCTGAGATATCATCTATGAGTTGATATGCGCCAGTCTGTGGTACTCTACCTATGTATGCCATTATTTTAATACCTCTGTTGGAAATTCGTATGCTTCTATTTTTTCTACAGTATCTAGTCCTGTTGTAGCATCACGAAGTTGTTGTCTATAAGTTGTCATAGCATCAGACATTGTTAAATCACTACTGCTAGTCCAATCTGTTTTGGCTAATAAATTGTTTCTTTTCTCTCTAAGACTGTTTAATGCTCTATCAAGTTCTGAAGGTATAGCATCTAAATCTTTTTTTCTTTGTGCTATTTCTTCTGATGTCATATCTACCAATACTCCTTTAGGATTCTCTGGCGATACTACAAATTTTTTATTTTCGTTTGTCATTATTTTATCCCATATATTCTAAATTCAGACCTTGAATTAAAATTACCTGAATAGTTTAAAAACCTTATACCAGTCACTGATGTCGCTGAATCAAGAGTTGTACCCATAAAGACAGTATTAAAACCACTAGCATTATCTTGAGCGTGAAATACTGTGTCACATACTGTTTTTTCACTAGCAAATGGATTATAGACAAACATTTTTACACTAGGCTCTGCTACATTTAAAGAGACTTTACCATGATGAATTGATGTTCCACCCCAATTACCAATACTACTTACACCAGAGCCTCCAATTTCCATTCTTCCATTAAGACCTGCATTATAATAATTTGATGTTGTAATTTCATTATTAGAAGAATCTTGAAATCTAAAACTTACAGTACCTGTTGCAGATAAATTATAACTAGCTAATACTAAATAAAATTTATAAGTGCTTGTAAAACACCCATTAAATACTTGTGTTGCTGTACCACCGCCTGTAGCACTAGCAACTTGAACCATATCGTTTGGTGTTCCAGTAACAGTACCTGTAAAGTCATAAGTATCTGCAAGATTCATACTCTCTGCTTGTATTTTAGATATAGCCATTATTCGATCTCCTTTGGAAACTCACCAAGTGGTCTAGTAAAAGTTTCATCTTCTTGTTCTGTGTATTCGTATAAAGTTTTCAGTGCATCTACATCTGCTACCGCATTGATCTTTGTTTCCATATCATTAGATGCTGTACGAACTGCAGCTCTGTATGTAGAGATATCTGTAGGTACAGAATACTCTGCAACTTCTGCTGCTTTAACTACATGCCAATCTGTTGGCGCTAATAAGCCTGCAGCTTGTTGTTTAATAATAGAAATCTTTTGTTCTTTTAATCCATACTGTTTGATATCACCCACGACTCTATCAGAAGGAATCTCATCTTCTTCAGTAAATAAAATATTAGTTAAAGGTTTAGCGGTAGAAGTACCGTAAGAACCAGTAACAGTCCCACCGTTAAAAGCGTATGTGATGTTCGTATTAATGTAATACGCTTCATCCTTTTTGTTTTCCGAATTAACATTGATCTCATAAAGTCCTATCGCATTCCTTTCTGCTTCAGTCCATAATGTGAAAATTGTTTTAGGATATTGTACACCGTTAAGTTCAATCCCTTTGCTAGAAGATACTGTCTTAACGAATTGATTATTTTCTACTAGAGCAAACATTAGCTTACGTTGACGCTCCTTCCTACTTCATATAAATTTGTACCATCGCTTCTAAATACTAGAATATCTTTTGCGGCAGCTGCCGTACTTAATGTAGGAGCTATCCCGTTAGTAAACTTGTATACAGTATTGAAGCTAAGAGTTCTAGATCCTGTACCATCTTGAATAATCATTAGACCATAAAAGCCTCCAGCATTTTGATTGGTTGGAGCCGCTAGTGTTCTGTTACCACCTAGAGTTACTTTAGCTACTTGTTGTGTTTCTAAGTTCCAACTGATCGTTGCTCCATCAGTTAATGTTGCTTCAGCTACATATAGTTGTGTTGGAAATTCAAATGATGTGTTACTGTTAAACATGTTAGCAGTAATACTGTTAGCACCTGGTGTAATTGTTTGCACTGCTTTACCAATAAATACGCAATACATTGTATCAGTTCCAGCAGTTGCTGCTGATAACACTAGGTTAGTTCCGTCTGCTGTATAAGCATAAGATGACCCAGGTTCTTGGCGCACGTTATTGATGAAAAGAGCAATCTCGTTTTCATTTGCTACAGGGTGATCAAGCGTATATGTAGTTGTAGCACTAGTTGTAAAGTGCTGAACAGAGAAGGTTGTATACTTCTCGGCTGGTTGATTCCCTATATAACTCAATTCTTACTCCTTATGTTGATATATCATCTACTGCTGAAACCCATACGTCAGCTGAAGATGCTGTATCAGAAATTACTTTTAATGCATCGCCCGATTGGACTACGAATTTCGCGCCACCGTCTAATACCTGCAAAGATGAACCTGCAGGAATCGGCGCATCTTTGACCAAGTAAATATCATTACTTGCATCATTAATATATACATCTACGTTAATAGCGCTAGATGTAATATTTGCGACTGAGATTCCAACTACAGTATCATATGAGTTTGCAGTAAAGAGGGTAGCTGCGGAAGTTCCTACCGCGTTAGAAGTATATCTTCTAAAATTTTGTGCCATTCCTTACTCCTTTATAATGCAATCGCCATTGCGATTACGAATCCACTTGATGGAACAGTTGTTAAATCTGTACCATTTACTGTTGTAACTTGGAGGTCAGCTAATGCATTAGCTACATTAGTACCATCCGAATAAACAAACGCGTCACGCCCAGCAGGTACAGTAAATGTTGTACCACTACCAGTTGTTAGGATTATGTCATTACTATCTGCTGTATTGTTCAGCACCATGTACACTGTTTCTAGTGCAGGTATGGTAACCGTACAAGTGCCCCCTGGTGAACCTCCGAAGTTAAGGACAAAGTTTCTTCCATCTTCGTCAGTGTAAGAAGTGGGGTCAGTAGTAAATGTTAATGTGTGTGTTGTACCTGATAATGAAACAGAAGCATAACCTGTAATCTTGTTCTCAAGACGTTTTAAGTTATCATTCGTTTGATCTCCCCAGGTGTTATCGTTCTCACCTGTGGTCATTAAACGTAAGTTTAAACCACCGTTACTCCAGGTAGATGCCATTAACTAATCCTTATAATTGCGTTACTTGCGTCTGCTGTTGGAAACTCAATGGTAAATGTACCATTAGAAACCGAATAATCTGCTCCGAAATCTAACACCATTAAGGCTGAGTTAGAATCGTCTGTGTTATAAATTATACAACCTCTTGTAGTAAATGTAGCACTTGACCATGATGTATTAGCAAAATCACAAACTGCTGTTGATCCATCTAATGTAGGAGTTACACTTACTAAAGTGTTACCACCTGTAGTATATCCACTACCATTAGCTAGCTCATCACTGTTTCCAGTTACGTCTGTGTAATTTGTGGTCGAGGCGCCATAAGTACCGCTTTGGGCTGATTCAGCTTTAATCAGAGCAATCTTAAAAGTATTACCTGAACCATTAGTTAGGTCGTGTTTACTTTGTAAAATCTCTTGTTTAAAGCTATTACATATTGCTGATGTAATTGCCATGCTTTATTGTCCTCTCTGCATTGTTCTTAGTTCACCATTACGAAACTCATCATTTCGCATTCTTACTTGTTCCTCATTCGCCAATGTTTGGATTGCTCGATTGTAATAACCTTGCCATAGTTCTATTACTTGAGGTGTCTCTTTCATATATCCTATAGCTTCAATCAGTGTACCGTATAGTATGGCGTCTGGGGCATTATCACCTAGATAAGTGTTTTGATTGCTTGGTGATAACCCTGGAACTCTAATAGTATACCCTATTTCTACTGTTGTTGCAAGGGCTGGAGTTGGTCCAAACAAGAAATTAGTTTGTCGATTTCCACTTGTATATGTTGTTCCAGTTTGATTTAAGGCATAGTATTTAACTGTGCCCGTACTCGACGGATTCTTATTGTACTCTTTGATAAATGATTCATCTTTATCTAATAAGAAATCTCCATTCAGAATCCTTAAGTATCTTGGTATAACCATGTCAGAAGGTACTGCTACTGTTGCCGTGCCCCCTGTCAAGGATAGTGTTGAAATTTTTCTGAAGGCAGTAAGGTCTGTCTCTTTTGCTATACGTAATTCAGCTAATTCAATACACAAATCAATAGGAGCTTTACCGCTACCTGTTGCTGTTGTAAAAGATACGGCTGAATTTTCTAGCCAATCTTGCACGTTTTGTTTAAGTTGATTATATGTTAATCCCATTATGTACCCCAAGCATTAGCACCCCAGGAATCTGCACCCCATCCTGTGTTGTCTATTGCAATTGATATTGTACCAAATCCTGTTGAAAGTTGCAACCCGTTCACGTCTTCTCCTGTATTAATTGTTGGAGTACCGATGCCAGTTGCAGCTGATTGATTTGGTGATGTTATTGTAGAACTGGATTGGAATGTTAGAGAGCCTATGCCAGATGTTAATTCTTGACCAGCAGGTACTTCAGTACCACTAAAATTTAATCCTGCAGCTCCGTGCTCTGAAGCTAAAGATTGCCCTGTTGGATCAGCGGTTGAGCTAGCACTAAATGTTGGACTACCTTTTGCTGTAGTCGCTGACTGACCAACCACGTTTTCTTGCGCACTGAAACTAAATGAACCGAGTGCTGTTTGTAATAATTGTGAATCCGCATCCTCTGCAGTATTGATAGTCACGGAACCACGTGTAGAAGATAGTGCTTCACCGATAAGTGTGTAACCTGTGGCAATTGTTGGGATGCTAAAAGCAGTTTGCATTATTAAAGAATCTGCTTCTTCTCTAACTGCGATACTTATAGATCCAAATGCTACTTGTGCTGGTGGTGAATACCCAGAACCATAGATACCAAAACGTACTGTTGTAGGTACGTTGTCACTATCAGGTCTAGGATTTTCTAATGATGTTGCTTCGGGTCCGAGCTTAGGTGGTGTGAGTTGCGGGTGTTTGGGCTCCCAATCTTTTTTGTAAACTCGAAGCCCATTCCACTCTGTTCGCGCATCTTTGTATCGTATCTTCCTGCCAGAACGATCGTCTATCAGATATGCATATTTACCTGAAGCTCTTTTAGCCATCGCCCTTAGTACCCGCGAATCTTAGGTTGAATATAAAAACTTGCTCTTTCTCTATCCTCTTCTTTTGCAAACTGCCACTCTTCCACATAAATAGATTTCAATTCACCACGTCTAGCGGCATCTACTTTAGCAGGATTTTTATTAGCTATTTCAAAAGCTAGCCCACTAATTAATGCTGGTAAATATCTTCTAGGGATATCTGGGTTTTGTGTATATGTATCTGTTACATCTTGCGGATATCTAATAGTCCAGCAAAGTAATTGATAATATGTTTGATCAGGTACAGGAAATAAATATCCTGTGTGAGATGCTACGCCTGAGGAATCATACTGGCTGTTACGTTCAACTGCATATTGAACAGGCTTGCCTTTTGTAGATTTGTTTGGGTAGTTTAAATATTCAGATAAACTGATTCTTTCACAAGCTGTATCTGTTGAAGGTGTGCTGTTAGTGTCACGTACACTAGCATCTAATATATCAAGATATTGATTTGAACCAATAGAGAATGTAGATTGATTTTGTGTAAGATTAATTGTTGTTAAATCAAGAGTGAATAAATTCACGCCTTCATTAACCCATTTAGTCAGAAGTAAGTTGAGCGAACGTCTAGCTGTTACTAAGTCGTAACCCGACTTGAGTTCTAATCCGACGCGCTCGTGCGCCTCTTGTATTATTTCAGCTATGTCAAGGCTGAACGTGTATGTGCCAGAAGTTGCCACGTGCCCCCCTTACTGAACGAATAAAGTTACTCGTGAAATGTTTGTTAAATCTACGTAAATGCCTGTTTTAAAAAGAACACCTGCATCTGGTAATCCAATGTTCATTACATCACCTTGAGGTACGTCAATAGTTAATAAAGCTGTACCTGTTGCAGATGTATTGTCATAGAAAACCACGCTACCTGCACCCACACCATCATTAGCAATAATCATACCTTGTAGTCTTGTTCTTCCTACGTAGTCTGAACCACCATCAGTGTAAGTCACACGACCGTCTGTTGTTCTGGTTACGGGTCTTAAATCTGATCTTACCATTTATAAACTCCTTGTTGTGGGGGAGTTGCCTCCCCCGTTAAAATTAAGACGATGCTATTGTAGCACCAGTGTCGCATCTTTTCCAGTTGCTTCCATCATAGAAAGCTAAGATTGCAGACCCTGCAGCTCCATCTGAGAAATATGCAATTTGACCTTCTACACCATCTGGTGCAGTAGCCACTGTGTATACGTTAAGACCAATAACAGATTGTGTGTTTACTGGTCCTGAAAAAGTTGTTGTTCCCATAGTCTATACTCCTTTGTTATATAGTCTGCTTTTGCAGTCTATGGTGTTAATAGTTAAAGGAAGGGGGCACCTTTATGGTAAACCCCCTATCCGAATTAGTGATTAAGCACCTTGGTTTCCGTAGACACTTCTCCAGTCAGACCAACCGAAGCTGTATCTTTCTCTGGCTTTGTATCGTACATTACCTGTTTCAAAGTCACCTTCCATCTTAGTATTCATAGCTGCTCTGTTGAACATTTTGATACCGTTAGGAGCATCAGTTCTAATGAAGAATGCATCAGTGTCTGTGAATCTGTGGTTCACATAGTATCCACCAGGAAGCATACCCATAGAGTTGATAGCATTGATATCATTGTCAGCAGTTGCTACTCTGTTTGGAGATTTCATTAATCTCTCGGCAACAAATACTAATTGTCTTGGGATGTGTAAGGTTCTACCTTGAATTGCAGCTGGCACACCTTTGTCATCTGTTAGACCAGCAATATCAATTAATGCTGTTTCTAATGATGTCTCAGATAAGTCAGCGTAAGTAGCAGGTCTGTTAGAACCTGAACCGCCGTTTTGTAATGGGTGTGCATTAGAAATTAATGGTTGCCCATCACCGCCTGTGTATGAACCGCTGAATGCGTTGTTATACACGTTAGCTGCAGTAAGTTGCTTAGCAGAAGCCATCGCTCTTGCTAAAGCTTTAGTTAGTCTGGTTGACAACTTATCATATAAGTTATCTTCCATAGCTTCCTCAGTTAATGAGAATGCTAATGCTACAGTTTTGTGAGTGTATCGTGATACATATCCTTCACCTGAATCGGCGTAAGATACTGGTGCACCTTCGAACTTCTCACCTGCATTACCAAAGCCTGGGAAGAGTACTTCTTCTTCGAAAGCTCTGTTTGATGTTTCCTCATCGAACAAGACGGCGTGCTCATTTTCGTACCTATTGTATTCAGTACCAAAAATCGCATTAAGACCTGGCTCAAGTTCTTTAAGGATTTGTGCTCTTGATATAGCCATAATTTATCCTCCTATATACCTGTTACGCCAGTAGCGCCTAGTCCAAATTGATGAGTATTTATTTTCACCAAAATATCCATAGATGTTCCAGCTGATGTGAAAGAATCATCTAACTCCGCACTAGCTAGTACAGTTAGTGGGAATGTGTTAGTTGTGTTCTTTGTGCTAGAATCTGCTACAAGACCTGATTTGTGTGTGATAGCACTACCTGTTGGTGATGCTACGATTTGTACGTTCTTACCTACGTCAGCAGCTGCGATAGCTGTTGTATCTTGATCTGCTTCGATTTGAAAGATGATATCTGGATCATCATATACGTACACTTTGTACTTATCTTTAGCTACAGTTGATGCTGGAATGCTTCTGACAAATTTTACTTCGCCTGATGCATTGTCTACATATTCTGCGCCCCAGAAAACACCTACGACTGCGCCTGGTGATGCTGCTCCCATATCGGTAACAATGTTACCTCCTGAGAAAGTCACGAGATCGCCTTCGAAGAATGCACTAGGAGCAGTGGCAGCAACTCTGTAACCATTAACACCACTAAAGTTATTGGTTCTTACGAGACCACCTTTAGCGTGCTTGACTGGTTTTAAACCATATGCCATGTTTTACCTCCGTTGTTATTATGTTGCAAAGCAGAGGTAATCAAACGATTAGTCCTCAAACTTTGCGTTCCTTCCCCCGCCTACTGAGACGGAAGATTGTTCGTCTTGGCTTATAGGTGCAACTGCGCTATTGTTTTTCTGCAACTCAGAGTTGACTGCTCCCTCTGCAGCTTTGGTTTTGTCAGAAAAGTATTCGTTTCTTTGGTCAGCAATTTCTTGATCAACCTTCATCAAAATCAAATCACCTGTTCTAACTATACCCGCATGTTTACCTGTGTCTAAAACATCCGCTTGCCAGTCGCCGCCAAGTTCTTCTGGTCTAACTGGCTCGTATCCTTGACGTGTTCTTTCATGAACATTTCCTGCGTGATCATCACCCAAGAGTTCATGTCGAACCCATCTATAGTGAACACCCTCTGGAGCTTTTGGAGTTTCCAATTTGCTCGGTGGAGTCCACGTCTTTTTGCGAGTACCCGAAGCTCGCGTTATTCGAGTTGTCTTAGTAGCCTGTGTCATTCATCTACTCCTTATCCCGCCGTTCCATCTCGGCGCATTTTTTGTCGCGCATATTCTTGTAAAGATACTCCTAACTTATTAGCAGTGTCTACCTCTGATTTAGTCAATGTGACTTTCTGTTTGCCACTGGGGGAAGTGCGCGTTCCACCCGCTACTACTTGTACTTTTTTCGCTGTACCCGCTGTCTTGAATTTTTCAGGAAACTCAGAACGGATGCGAGCATCAAGTTCACTATAGTACTCACCAGGATCAGCGTCAGGATATATACCTTCATCTATTAACTCCTTGTGTACTACCATGGCTGCTTGGGTCATAATCTTTTCAGATTGGTTTTGCCCACCAAACCATGAGTTTCTTTTCTGCCACTGAATAGCTCTTCTGTCTGGGACAGGAGTGTTATTTTGCGGCTTCTCAACAGTTTCTTCAGCAGAAACTTTTTTAGTAGAAGCTGACTTAGCTTTCTCTTCGTACTGTTTAACAATGAGAGACTCAGCTTTAATCGAAGCTAACTTATCGGTAGCTTCTATTTCTTTATCTACATCACCATTTGATTTAGCATCTTTAAGAGTAGCTAGTACTTCTCTCTCTTGAGCCTTAAGTCTGTCACCGTACTGCGTAACTGCAGCTAGTTCTGACTCTGCGGATCTACCTAGAAGTTCTTCACGTTCAGACTGAAACTTTTGTTTCTCATCTTCTAGTGATTTTAATTTTTCCTCAAGCTCCTTACGTTGCTTGACTAGGCGTTTGATTCGCTTCTCAGCTCGTTTGCCATATTTGGTTTTGTCATCAGACTCTTCCTCTTCTTCTGGAATTAATTCAGGTGTTTCTTCCTCTACAGGATCTTCATCTTCAACTTCATCAGTTTCGGGAGTTTCTGGTTCTGGAGCTGGCTGCTCTTCAGGTTGGCTCTCTTCGTGCCCCCCTTCATCAATCTCAATCTCGAGTTCATCCTCTTGATTAAGTTCTTCTTGTTTTGGGTCTTCTATCATTTATACCTCCGTCAGTTGCGAACTGCGTTTCACGCTGTGAACAATATAATACCACATTTTGTGGGTATATTGCAAGTGCTTATCTGTGTTTTATTTTATCTGGCTCTGGTACGATTGCCACTACTTCATCATCATTGATGATAGAATAGTCTTCGTTTTCATACTTGAACTTTAGTCCAACGTACTTTCCTGTAAGCACATAGTCTCCTACTTTACACCATGTTGTTTCTGATTTGTCCATATTCTTATAACACTCTGGACCCATCTCAATTACTTGAGATACCACGCAAGCAAACTTTGCTAGCTCTCTGGTTTGGTCAGATAATAAGATTCCACCTGATGTTGATATTGGCGGTTCCCATGGTTTCAGTAACATACGGTAGCCTTGCGGCTTTGGTAGTTTATTCATCATTACCTCCTGCAATGTCTTTGTACAATTTCTTGTACTCCGTTTCTAGTCTATCAGACATATCGTTTAGTGTCTGACCTATACCTACAAGAAATCTGTAGGCTGCGTAGTCATCAGCTGATCCACTAAGGAGTTGCTGATTATTGGCAGCAATTGCTTCTGCCAAAACTTTTTGCATACGTTCTTTATAATTCTTAACTTGATCTAACATTGGTTCTCCTGTGACCTAAAGAGGGGGCACCTGGAAAGATACCCCCGAAAGTTTGATTACTTAATGTTAATAATCTTTTCCTTCTTTTCTTCAGGAATTATTTTTTTAAGTTTAACACAAAGCAGCCCATCTTGCAACCCTGCATCTTCAACTACAAAGTCATCTGCCAATTGGAACTTCTTAGTAAAGTTCTTTTCAGATATACCCTTGTGTATTATTTGATTGGGTTCTTGATTGTCTTTCTTTTTACCCGTGATGGTTAAAGTATTTTCTGCATACTTTACTGTCACATCATCTTTGGTAAAACCAGCCACAGCCATTTCGATCTCATAGTTTTCAGAGTCTACTTTCTTAATGTTATATGGTGGGAATGATGTATACTTGAATGAGTCCATTCTACTGAACAGGTCATCAAATCCTATCCAAAATGGATTGTATTGTTCTAGGCTTGTCATAATATACCTCCTTTGCAAGCGAAGTTAATTAGCCCCTTACGGCAGCTATGTATATTATATAGTAATTACTTTTTAGATGTCAAGCCTGACAGTGGATTATTTAAAGACTTATCTAACTCCAGTTTTAATTCATCTTCAATAATCTTAAGCTCATCAAATATCTCTCTTGTGTCAGCTTTCTGCCTGTCTTCAACATCATTTACGATCTCAGTAATATGCCGAATGTCCCCGTTCATCTGACGTAAATCCATTTTCATGTCTGTCTTCAAATCCCTGGCTACTGAAGCCACTAGGTTAATCTCATCTAAGATCATGTCTAGCTCTGATTTTAAAACAGCAAGTTGTTCATCATACTTTGATAAGTCAGGTGCTGTATATTCTTGCACTTGTGCTTTCATTGTAAGATAGTCATCATAAAATTTATATCCAGACCAGCCACCACCTACAATGGCACCGATCAGTGAAAGTATAATGAAGAATTTCCCTCCAGAAAACTTCATTCCTTGATACTCAATACTGGGCATTTATTATTTCCTCCATTATTTGTCCCTGCTCTGCTATAAATAAATCACCGTATGGGTCATCTATTACTTTATTCAAATACTCATTAACATTTGCATCTTGTATTGTTGATTGAGTATCGAAAAATGTTTTAGTATTGCCTAAGATTTGCATTACTATTAATGTTTTTATTTGATTTGATTCATCGTATCTAGCTTTGTCATCAATCTTTTTTACTACTTTAGTTGCCGCTTTCTCTTTGGCGCTAGGTTCTTTTACAGGTTCTTTAGGCTCTTCAGCTTCTTCCTGTTGTACGTCTTCTTGTTCGGTACTATCTTTAACTTCCACAACGGGCTCCTCAGTAGTTTCGCTATCGGGTTCTGTTGCTTCTTCTTCTGTTGGTTGCTCATCTACTACTTCCTCTATCTGGGCTACTTCCATTTCTATTTCTAATTCCATCTCAGCTTCTATTTCTACACTAGCAACTTCAGGTTCTGGAATATTCAATTCAAACTCCTGTATCTCTAGTTCTACAGTTTCATATGATACTTCTTCTGGCTGTGATTCTATAGGAGCAAACTCTATATCTCCTGCCTCATCTACAGTAATATCATTAAACTCAATAACTTCTGTTGCGAACTCTATTTCTACAGGATCAAAAATATTAAGGTAAACTATTTCTTCCACTGAGGTAATTTGTTGTTCAACAATTGTATTGATAACATTGTAAAATACATTAACAGACACATCGTCAAACACAGGACCTACAGCAAGATTAATATCTCTACCGCCTATTTCAATCTTTAATGTTTTTAGAACGCCACCGAAATCGAAAGAACCTTTATAAGATTGGTAGCCTGTTGATACTCCAGATTCAGACAAGATGTCAGTACCTGAAAAGACTTGACTAGTTCCGTTAAGTCCTGTAATGTGCATGTATATTCTATCTTGAGCATCTTGTTTGTCTACCTCTATTGTATATTTAACTTTTCCACCATTATCTATTTCTAAATCAGATATGTCAATTGTATTTATAAATGTTGTGCCCATACCTGGCACACCCATAGTAGATGTTGAATTACCACCACCTGTTATCTGTGCACATTTATCGGAACCAAGACCATAGCAAGAGTTACCACTAGTAATATTTGCAGGTCCTTCACCACCCCAATCGTAATCCATATCGCCTTGTTTAGTTGTAGTGACATAGCTATTATTACCATCAAGAATGTCTCCTGAATCTTCGTTAGTGATTGCGGTAGTAGTGGTAGTTACAGTAGTTGTGGTTGTAGTAACAATTTCTGTACCTTTGTCTTCTTCAACAATGTCAACTTGTGTATCTTCTGTGATTGTAACGCCAGGAATACAAAGTCCTTCTATGTCAGGAAGGCAGTCTGCTTTAGAAGATAAGGATACCAGTAGTAAGAATAAACAAAGTTTTAAATAATAAAGCATTGTCCGCATCACTAAGCTCCTGTGTTTCTGGTTTGTTGGCTTCAACGTAATCTATTTTATATTTACTTCCATCAGGAATACTCTCTGGATTATTCTTCCAACCATCTTGAGCTTCTGTTCCTATGGCACCATTATATGGGCACGGAGTCCCTGCATCTGTCATCGCGTCAAAGACACGAGGGTCTTGGCATAGTACAGATACTGCAGCAACTTTCATTCCCATTGAGTACAATGACCTAGACAATTTTAAATTTTGACATAGCGCATCATCTATTACATAACCTGTAGCAAAACCTAAAACATTATTTTGCACACTAGAGCCAACTCCAACTTTACAAATATCACTGTTAGAATTAATTACGGATGGGGCATTAGCTGTAGGTGGTGTGGAGTTTGTAACTACGGTTGAAGACACCGTGTTGGTTTCAGCTTTTAAATCTGTAGCAACAGCTACAAATGTGAACGCAAACAATATAAAAAATAATAGTCTAAGTTCTTTCATTACCACTTGCTTTTATCAGCCCAGTAAGCTGCAGACATTTTACCCTTAGATATATTTTTCGCGTGCCTTGCTTTGAATGATTTTCTTCTAGCTTTTTGTTTTGCAGTTGTTGGATTTTTACCAGCGCCTGATACGCCTTGTTGACCGTATCTAATTGTTTTAACTTTGTCGCCTTCTTTTGCCACCACAACGTGTGACTTCTTCGGGTGATTAGGAGTACGCTTCGGTTTATTAAATCCGCTTACTCCCGCTCTCTTTAGTCTTGGGTCTTTAGCCATACCGTGCCCCCTCCTATCGGGCTGTTACAGGTACTCCGCCTGATGTTACAAATGGGTTTTCTGCAAATGCCATGTAGATATATGTTTCTCCAGTTACATTAAATTTAGCACCACTTTCAGAGTCTTCTCTAAGCTTAAATCCATTACTTAAAAATTCTAATCTCATATCACCCTCTGGGTCATAAGTATTAGGCTCTAAATAATCAAGTTGTGAATTACTTGCATTGTGAATTCTTTTGTCATCAAGTATCATCCAATCGGTTGCACTAGTAATATTTTTATACATTACCCATTTAGTAGAAAAGCCTGTGTGAATAAATGGACCATCCAAACTTGAATTGCCTGAAAACTTGCCAAATTTAGAGTAGCCTTCTATTTCTGCGAAACAGTAGGCAACATAGGTAGTTCCATTTGAATTACTATCTCCTGCATACCCAACCGCAAAGGTACTTGAGCCAACTGAACTAGGGTGATTATCTCCCCAAGTTGCATTGTTCACATCATCAGCTTGAGCAGAGGTACTGTTTAATTTTATTTCACTTCCTGCGGTTAAATCTTTGTGATAAACCATCCAATCCTCTACACTACTACGACCTTTTAAAATTATCATAGCAGGTGCTTTGCCTAGTCCATGACCTATAGTGGAATTATCAGAGCCATTTCCTGTATAAGTAACAATACTAAATCCTGCAGTTTGATTAGCTGATACTGTAGATGTGATTGAGCCATCAGTGTTAGAAACTGCATTAGAATCTGAGCCTCTCCAATTCCAACCAACATAAGTACGACCAGACATATTAACATTACCACTTTCATAGCCACTATAAGTACCAGGCGTTAAAGTAAATCCATCTGAATTAAAAGATGATACATAGCCAAATTGGGGATTTGTTTGTTCAGCACCACTTTCATGAGTTTGAAGTTGTTTACCATTTCCTCTAACACTGTCATAAACAACTTGACCGCCAGATGAATTACGATTTTTAATCCAAACCCAATCAGGTGAAAATCCGACACCTGTAAAACTTCTTGTCGTATTATCTCCACTCCAAGTTAAGGTATTAAAATATTGACTTGCATCATCAATCGTAGGGGGTGATTCAGTTGCTAGGTTTTGAGTACATAGTGCTAGATAGCCAGAGGGTGGTGCGTATTCAAAGTTTCCATATCCGTTATCGTCACTGTTGCCAGATGAGATTGAGAATGGTGGGTTGCCATAATTACCAGATTGACCACTACTACCACTATTTATATATCCATGACAACCAATAAGCCATGTAGTGTTTGTATCTAATCCTGTAAAAGCAGTTCCTTGAGAAGCACCATTTTTATAAAATGCTAATGTTCCATTATCTGCGTCAAGAGCAATACCAATAATATCACCTGTTGTATAACTCGCACCATAAGAACTAGCTGAGCCTTTGTTATTTTTATTACCATTACTCTGATAATAAATTGCTTGGGTGTCTGGGTTGCCATTGTCATATGCTAATGGCTCTAAAATTCCACAAGAAGTAGCAGTGCCTACATTATCTACTTTTATTTCTGCGTACCATTTACCACTAAATACACCTTGTGTTGAATAAGCTATTCCATTAGAAGCACCTTGTACTACTTTGCAATTTCCTTCTGAAAAAGTAGGATTGACTGATGTTCTTTTAAATAATGAATTAAAAGTAGCAAAGTTATTAGTCGGTGTATCTGTTGTAATATCTGTTGGTCCAGATAAATTCGTTGGAGAAAATGTATTATCATTACCTGAACTATCTTCACCTATATTACCTGTGTTGTTAAACTTTAAATAAAAACCATTCGTGCCATACGTTCCTGTGTATTCGATTGGTTTCCATATACCACTATCTTCATCAAATTCACCAAAGTCTGTAGGTGCTTTTGCAGTTCCGTCTATAAAGTGTACCTCTGCCATGTAGCCATCAAAATACCCACCAGTTGTATTGGAGTATCTACCCATTACCATTTCATTTGTGTTGTTAATAGCACCATTACCACTAATTGACTTGGAACTGCGTTCAACACTATTTACATATAATTTTAAAGTTGATGTATTCGCTTGTAAAACCACATGATACCAAGCTGATGGGTCTCTAAAAAGTGCAGATGAAATGGTAGGTGATGAGGGAGTGTTCCAATAAGAATAAAATTGACCATTAATTAAGGCAAGTCCTGTTCCGTCTTGTCCTGCACTCCAACCACCTGCAGTGAAAATATTAAGAGTCCCTAAAGGATTTATTTTTAACCAAGCACTCCAAGTCCAAACTGCTCTATTCCCTGCACTTGATGGAGTTCTTTGTAAAGATGGTCCATCATCATCATTAAATCTTAGGGAATTATCAATGCTAAAAGCACCTCCTGGTATATTTGATCCGACAATAGGAAATGTCATTACAGCTCCTCTCGTTTAATCATTATCTTTGCGTTTTGTATTCCTTGCTTTGCCATGTCCATAGCATCTTTTGCCATCTTACGCTCGCGTTCGAGATCAGTATTTTCATCATTGATAATTACTTTTGATTCTTCTAATGTCATTTCGTCTTGATGCTTCTTTGCGTCTAAGGCTAGTCTTGCTTTGCGTAGTTCTAAATCTTGTTGTTGCAATTCAATCTGTTGTTCTTGCGTATCTTTCTTTTCGCCAGACATAATCTTTTGTTTTTCTTCATCTAACTTCATAATAGAATCTGATGCATTTGCTGTAAGCAAGGCAATTTGATTTTCTACTTCTGGTGGAAGTGGTTGACCTGACATCATGGCTTGTACAATCTGAGGATCGCCAATCATTTGCGCTACTTCATTTCGGTATTTCATAGCCAAGTGATCTTGAATGTGAGATGATAAAGTTTGTATCATTACAGGGTTTCCTTTGTATGCAGGATTCTGCAGCATCGAGGCATGAGATACAATGTGAGCATCATGGTTTTGATCTGGTCTCGGGGTGAGAGGGGCACCTTTCATAGATGCCATGTTTTCCGTTACAGGGTCTGCAGAGATAGGTTGTTGCTGTTGCTTCAAATATCTTTGAGGCTCTTCAATACCCATTGCAGAAAATAATTCCATGCCTATTTGTTCCATGTTATATGCATTTGGATTCTGTTGTGCTATCTGCATGATGGCATTAATTTTTGCTATGCGATGCGCTTCAGTTGGCATGTTTGGATCAGAGACAGGAAGAACATCAATTGACTTTAAATTAAAATCATTTTTGAAAACTTGCTGTGCACCACCTGCGACCTCATACGGGTACAGATCAGGAAGATACTCAAAATCTAATCTCGCTAAGATTCGCAGGTCTTTGGATTGGGCGTTATGCAGACGCTTGTGCACAGCGCTGAACAACTTTGAACTTTGCTCAAGCAAAGCCATTGTTGTACCGACTGGACCATAGTTTGACGCTTGGTCTACTATGTTGTCGGTCGAGTCAGCAAACTCTTTTGCAGCATTAACAACATACTGCATTAAATTAAATAAAGTTCCTGAAGGTTCTTTGAATGGTAAAGGTTGTAATGATTTACCTAAGTCACCCGCAGGACTATTAACTTCTCTCCACTCACCAGGAGCTATAGGCTCGTCTGGTGCTAACACTCGTAGTCCGTGTGCTTTGAATCCGCCAGGTAAATTTGCGAACGTACCTGCATCTACTAATTGTCTCATAGATGATGTTGCGGTTTTGGTTAAGCCTCCAATCAAGTGTAAGTATCCATAACCATAGAAACCTAAACCAGGAATCATGTAGTAATGAGTGAAGTATAATTTTTTTTCTTTTTTAAAATCTTCTGCATTCCAGTTTCTGCGAATTGCCAGAATCTTTCCTTCATCTGTCATGTGAACAATGTAAGGAAGTTTTAATCCATCTGGATCTTCGAAGCCTGGTAAATCTAAGTTAACGTGCATCTCTAAAATTTCTACACGGTCAGTATCACCATATGGTTTAGTCACACCTAAGATTTCATCAGAAGCTTCTTGAGCAGCTGACTCATCTAAGTAACTATCATTAACTTCTACATCAGCAAATGTTCCAGCCATCTGAAACTTTTTGATTTGATTCATAGACATAGAATACTTGTGAGTAAATCTCTCAGCAGTTTCTAAATCCGACGCGTAGTAGTCAATGTAAAAATCTTGTGCTTTAACATATTCAGTTCTTGGTCTTTGTAAACTAACATCCCAATATGTTTTCTTAAATGCAGAACCATAAAGCGCTACATAAAATAGCAAACGATCGAGCTCAGGACCATACTCAGGCATTTGAACTTGTGTTTGATAATTCATAAAGTGACGCACACGATTTGCTTGCTCCATTTTCTGTTGAGTTTGTAAACCAACAATTCGTGTACGCACTGGACCTTCAGTGGGAAATAATTCTTTATATGCTTTTGCTTGAAACTTTACAACCGCCTGTGATAGTACAGGATGTGAAGAAGCACATGCTCCAGGAAATGGCTCATCGCTTTCTTCTGCTTTAAAACCTAAAAGGTCTACACCATCTTCGGCAATAGAATCGTATTCATCTCTTGATTGTTTGTCACGTTCAAATGAATCTTGTAGCTCATTGCCAATAGCGCCTAGCTCTTTGTCATCTATAAAATCTACGAGGTTCGCATCATGCTGCATTGCATCAGGGCTCATCTCCATATCGTCAAAGAGACCCATTGCCTCAGCTTCTTCTGCCATTGCTTTATTTTCTAGTGTAATCTCTGCACCACCATCAGGTGTTGCCATTACATTAGTGTCTTGCTCTGGTGTTTCTGGTAAGTCTTCAAAGAGAGATAGTTCTTCTCCCTCTGGAATGTCAAATTGTTTTTCTACTGCCATAAATCAATCCTTAATAATAACGTCTGCGTTTTCTATTATACACTGATGACTCGTCTAAGTCAAGCCATGAATTATCACTATGTTCTAAGTACCCGCCATTACGTACATATAGCACTGCTTGTGTAACAGAGTCTACAATATCGTCATGAGGTCCCGATGGGAACTGGCGACACTCTTCAATAGTTTCTTTTGCCCACACTTTATCTAGTGGTGCGTAGATTCTTGCGTTATGAAACAAAGAACTGATAGCATATGCGCGTGATACTTTGTCTCGATCAGGTTGATACTCTTGTATAGGTAAACCTGCTAGTCTTAGGTCTTGAATTAACGATTGACCCGAAGCTTTTTTCTCAATCACTATGGAATCTGGCTTATGTTTCATAAATTTGTCCACAGCTTTCTGTCTTAGTGTAGGAAAATCCCAGCGACCCTTCTCCATTCCTAGCAATACCATGTTTGCCATGCTAAGTTCGTCCTTTTTAAAGACACCCCACGTAGTAATTACAGAATAGTCTGCAGTTGTGCGGGTAGAGAACGCTGTATCCCAGGATTGTATGATAAAATCACACTCAGGAGGGTCTTCACTGCTCCAATCTTGCCAATAATCTACTTGAATGATGCCCCCTGTCTCAGATGATGGGCTTTGTAGGTACAATGCGTCAAATTTAAACGGGGGTGTGTTGTTCTTTGTACGAATAATGTCCTCCGTTGACCAGCAAAATCCATTTTCGCGATCAGGTGCCCCCCAGAAAGACTCACCAAGCTTAGGTTCAGGGTACGTTTCTGATAAATACCCCTGTTCAATTAGAGAGTTTCTAGCTTTTGTTAGTTGTTCTGAAGATTCTGCAGTATTTAGCGCAGGTATTCGTACAACATTCCACTTATCTGCTAGGGGTGAAGCCTCTTGCTGCTTTAACAAGTGACCTGCTAAGTCATTTTCGTGCCACCTTGTCATCACCAGCACAACTTTTCCACCTGGCATTAGTCGTGTTCGTAAACCAGAAGCATACCATTCGTTTAATTGTTCACGCCTTGTCTTAGAATAAGCATCTTGCTCAGAGATTGGGTCATCAATAACTGCTAAGTGCGCACCAAAACCAGCGATACCTGAGCCAGAACCTGCAGCTAAGAAACTTCCTGCTACTTTGCCGCCTTCTTCTAGTGCCCAAGAGTTTGCTGCGCGATTATCTTTTTTAATTTTTACTTTAGGGAATATAGTGTTGTAGGCTGTGGTATTAATAATATCACGAATAGCTCTACCAAACTTAGTAGCTAAGTCATCTGAGTGAGATACTGCAATTTCCTGCCAATAAGGATTACGACCCAGCGCCCAAGCTGGAAAGTATGTTGAAGTAATAAGCGACTTAGATGAACGCGGAGATACAAATACCATTAGACGGTCAGTATCGCCTTGTTCTAATTTCATTAACTCATCGCATAACAGTCTATGGTGAGGTCCCACATTGAAGCTAGGGTTCATCAGCATTACAAATGCTAGTAAGTCATCACGCGCTTGTTTGACTGCTAGCCTAGTTGCTGCGTCTCTATCTTCTACTGTGGCTTGAGAATTATTCTGTGATGTAAGCAACGCCGCCCCACAAAACTATTTGAGAATAAGTATCCACATCTTTTTGTCCTGTGTACAGCTCTAGCCTTGGTGTTAAAATCATTTCTTTTTGTCTCCTGATACTACTTTAAGTTTAGGTGTTGCGATTCTTTTCAATCGCTCCACGTCACGCTGGATATCTTCTTCTGAATTACCTGATGCAAATGCATTCATAATAGTTGTTTCATTAACTGTCTTGTCAGTCCACAACGCTTTGTGTTTACCTAACAACTCCAGGCTTCGAATAGCCGCACTATAATCCCCTTCTTGTTCAGTTGCATCTGCAATACGAACTAATCGGCGCAAAATGTCATCCGCGTCAAGTTGTAGCCTGCGCATAGAATCTTGCTTGAGCTCCGCTACACGATCTCGAATACGATCCATTTTCAAAAACTGATACGACTTTGCGTCAGCCACTTTGTCTGAGTAACCTGCGCGCTTTGCCGCTGCTTTTGAATTTAGGTCTTTAATGTATTCCTGGCAGAATAATTCTTGCCGACCTGTCAAGGGTTTATTTTTATCCATGTTAAAAAATTATAACATACCCCTCTTGTATAAACAAGGGCTGTTGTGGTACTATTCTAGTATCCCGCTTCGCGGGTGTCTCCTGTAAGAGAGGGGGCTTTAAAACGCTGACCTCACTCGGCGTGCCCCCTCGAACAAAAAGCCTATGGGTCATCATCGCATATTATCAAACGACAAAATCAAAAAAAGAATTTCGCGCTTATTGCGTGTGTTGTCACATGGCTTAAGCCCCAACCAATTTGCCGACCTGCTGGCGGACTTCCTCAGTCAAGGGGGCACGCGAAAATCAGACAGGGTCGACCTCAGCCTCAAGGAATATATCGACAAGCACAAACGCCCGCCCGCTCCCTGAAAAGGTGAGAAGGTAGGAAGGTCCTGAAATTTTGCTAAAATTTTTTTTGATGCATTATGTATGTATGTGCACACGTAGTTTTTTGGGGTGGGGTTTGGATTTTAGACCCCTCCCCCCTCTAATCATCTCTACTATTCTTCTATAGTAATAATTTATTACTCCAGTATATGAGTCGTATATACTGAACAAACCACGAACACAAGCCCCAAACCCCTGCGACATATTGCGCATATACTTTTCTTTCGGGATATGTTCTACTTGATATATGGAAAATACATTATTAAAATCTAAATCTTACGGTTGGCTCAAGCGTAAGGTTAAAAACAGAACTAACAAAATTTACATGGGACAAAAAGTCGCACCTGTGTACAAAGTGTGGCAAATCGACTCACTCTGGTTTGCGAGACAAGTTGCCACAGCTAACAGATAAGTCTAGATGATAGCCCCTTCGGGGGCTTTCACCTACACTTGTAGGCATGAAGTACTGATGCGTGAAAATCGTAGGGTACCCCATGACCAAAATAAAGTGCGACTATATGTCGCATCAGGCATTTTGTCGCAGGATATAGTGTCGCATATACTCGGCTAATTGTCGCACTGCGACAACCCGCCCCATGTGACCAAAATAACCTTGCTATTTTAAATCATGGTGTCATACTCTAACCTACTTTTAACAACTGATTTAATAGACTTTTTAAATAACTATTTCAAATGTAGGTCGATCTCATTAGTTATTTATCATACTATTAAACGGTTGTTGGGGGTGCGACAGTTTTGACATTGACTTTAAAATTCAATCTGTCATACTGAATTTAGAAATTGATTGAGAGGCAATAAATTATGAAATCAAACATGGGCATCATTGGGCGTGGTTTCCTACCTTTAGGAAAATCACCTATATTTAACGGTCAAAAAGACCGCTATGAAAATCCTGCAAAATCCGTTTTTACGGGTTATGTGTTTAAATCTGAAAATCAAAGGCTTTCAGATGGTGGTCGCGTGGCTTTACTTCGTAAGGCTCAACAACACCCAGACTATGCAAAATATATGAAATTAGCATCTAGCAGATAATTGCTAGGTGCGACAGAATGTGCCATTGACTCTGAAAATGGTTATGGCATACTAGATTTAATTAATGGGGGCATAAAATGGCATTAACAAGAAAAGATTTTATTGAATTCGCTGAACTAATTGCAAAGCATAATCCAACCAAAGCTATGGTTGAGGATATAACGCACATATTAGCGAGATCAAACAACCGATTTGATAAGCTGAGATTTATGGATTATATCGAAGCAAAATCAGAGTTTACTAACAATAGCCTAACAATCAATAACTTACGCAATAAATGGGGGGTAAATAATGGCTAAAACTGTATACACAACAAGGGCTAATTTCCTTGACGATATCAAAGTGTTTGGTAATGTGACTGCACTATATAACTACGCATTTAGTTCACTAAATACCGAAACACCATTCCTAGAACGTGCTGGAGTGCCTTATCCAGCTACGTATTCTAGGTTTAATACACTGCTTAAAAAACAGGGATTTGTATCGCTATATGCTGACAATTCTTTAAGCATTGAAACTGAAATCAAAGTCGATAGCACTACTATTAACAACAGTTGATATGTGGAAAATTGACTTTGAAAACTTCTTACTAAGTGCGACACAATGTACAGTTTACATTTTCGCACTTAGTGTTATACTGTCTTTAATAATGTTATGAAAGTGAGGTTTACATGTTTACATTATTGACTAGACTACGCACTACTAAATTGCTAAGTGTATCATTGTATAGCTATCTAAAAACGTTTTACTTTGAGTGCAACCGTAGTGTCGAGAAATTCCAAGATGTCCTTAATCTTGATGACGGTGAGTTATACCAATTTGCTATAGACTTACATACTTCTGTTCACAATGAGATAAACATGTGGAGAACACAAACTTCTACAGTTGACGAACTACGTAATAATTCATTTCCAATACACAAACTTCAAGTATTGGCAAATCAAATACGCAACGATATACAGTATCAATTTTCAACCTGTGATGATTGCGAGAATGTAGAGAATACTGAAGAACTAACCTATATAGAGGGTACTGATACCTACGTTTGTGAATCCTGTCTTAGTAGTAGTTATAGATACCATGATGATGACGGGCAATACTATCATGATGATGATTACCCCTATGAAGATGATGAAGCAGATTATGATGAAAATGGTGTTCACTCATACGACTATGATGTGACTAACGAGCTATCACCACTGTATCATGGCAACGAGAAGCGACTTATGGGAGCTGAAATCGAAGTAGAAAGACGATCAAGTGCCTCATACGAAATTGCTGAAGATGTGGAACAAATACTACGAGGCTTCGCAATATGTAAGCATGACGGGTCACTTAATAATGGTTTCGAAATCGTGACTGCACCCGCTACATTATCATTTCAAAAGAAACGTTGGTCAGATTTCTGCGAGAAAGGTTTTGCAGATCAACTATCATCATGGAATACCTCAACTTGTGGTATGCATATACACGTAGATCGTACAAGCGTGACACCCCTAGATATTGGCAAGCTATTGGTGTTCGTCAATGGTAAGCACAATCGTGACTTCATTGAGCGTATTGCGGGGCGTAGTTCAGCCCAGTGGTCAGCCTTTAAATCTAAAAACCTAAAAGATAGTTTACAACGCTCTGATAAATACGAAGCATTGGCAACGCACAAGCCACGTACTATTGAGTTCCGTATATTCAGAGGTAATATTGCAAAGCAAGGTATATTTAGAAACCTTGAATTTGTAGATTCTTTATGCAACTTTGTTAAGACTGTAGGCATTGACAAAGATACAGAATCAGTAAATAGTTTATCATATACCAACTATGTACGGTACATGACTAAATCTGAGAGCAGAGGTCAATACCCTTACCTGTTCTCATGGCTAGTTCGCAAGGGCTATACTAAGGGTAAAGCTAAAAATATACAAAACGAAAGTGAGGAAAGCTAATGTGTTTAATTATTAAAAGCGACAATGCAAGTGAGTTAAAATCTAATTTACTCAAGTCAGCATACTCCAACAATTCAGACGGATTTGGTGGTATGTTTCTTGCAGACGGCAAGATTCAAACATTCAAAGAACTGCCAAACAATGAGTATGATGTTATCAAACTCTGGGATAAATACAAAGATATGAAAATCCCAATGGGTTTACACTTCAGATTCACAACTAACGGTGGTACTAACAAAGCTAACTGCCACCCATTCGAAGTGCTTAACAAGAAGCAACACAACAGGGACATATGGTTAATGCATAACGGTCCACAATTACCCACACCAATGATTGATGTAGACAAATCTGATACACATCAATATGTCAAGTGGGTACTACGTCCAATGCTATCTAACAATCCCGAACTTATATACAACAAGGATTGGTTAGAGATGATTGAAGATTCAATCGGCTCTGATAAACTGCTATTCCTTGACGGTTCCAATGGTAAGTTTACTATTGCCAACGAGGACCATGGTGAAACTATGGATAACATGTGGCTATCCAATACATACTCAATCAATCGTGGTATGGGTAGTGATTATGATGTTCAAACTGATACCATATCTAGCAAGCCTAAGAACAAATACATATCATTCAATTCCGCATGGAATCCATACTCATATGATTCAAACACATTTGAATACGACAAAAGTGTAAGTAAAACAAACGCCGAAAAATCTATGGACTTGTGTGATGATAACGAGCCATACAACTTAGGCGACCTTGCGGGGCTAAGCCAAGCAGACATATCCGAAGTGGTCTACCACAACCCAACAGGTACCGCCCAAATGCTGAGCGATTTGGTCAGTGCATCTGAGTTGGATTTGTATGACGTGTTTGATGACTTAATAGATAAGAAGGGGGCACTGTAATGACGAGAAAACTAAAGCTAACGCCTTGTCCATACGGACACAAATCACTGATAGCTTTCCATGAAGTTAACGGTTATATTCAAAAGCTATACATGGTCAAGAACAGATCATCAGCTTTATTAATCAACAAGAATACTGTCAACTATGACGCTTTATCTAAGCCAATCAGTGATAAGTATGACTTAAACATCATACGTAATTACTTCTCATGCTACAACAACGAGTATCTCAAAGACGTTAAGTGGGTAGTCGTTAAAGTCAAGCCACCTATATACGAAGGGTTGCATAGATTCAATCTGATTGAGACTGAATCTGGTACACGTAAAGCTATGCAATCTGTGGCTGATACTAAGAACAAAAATAGAAATGCTTTCGATAGCTTCTACTGTACTGCTATCATTGGTACAAGAATGAATCGCCAACACTGGATGCAAGAGTCCTTGCCCGAAGAACCTAGGCATAAAGTTATGCGTAAAATCTTGAAGCAACCCTCTATATGGAGATCATATCCTAACTTGTATCCTAAAGCTAAGGTATCAGTACCATACTTTAACGCGAGTGGTGATTCTCTATCCCCCGATAGAGTTTTACCTGAGCTACGACCACCTAGCATTAAAGCTATACCAAATAACTTAGCATATGCTATGGTGAGTTTATCTTACGGCACTATATTACCCACCTTTAACAGTCCAAAAGTTAGAGGTTGGAGTGAGCATGGCTATCGCATGGTAGCATAGTGTATTTTCCTCACGTAGATATGCGACATAAGTCCGACATAAACACGAGGGTTGGTAAAACTGAAGGGTGCCACGCCCAAATATATACTATATAAATAAATAAATATATATTTTAAATCGTATATTAGAGGGATGTGGGGGTCAGATTTACAATTTTATAGACCCTCGGATTTATCTCGGATATTTGTCGCGTATACTCGGTGCGACACAATAACAACTTGACTTTAATCATGAAAGGAATATAATATGGACATGACTATAAGTAAATTACAGACGGAAATTATCAGACTGAACTCTGAATTGTCAGATAGTTTAGATAGATACAAAGAGCAAGACCAAATGACTGATGACGAACTCATAGCACAGGGGTGGTTCGAAGCAACCGAACACTTCAATAAAATACTTGAGCAATATACTCAAGAAGAAAGCGAGGAACAAAATGGGTAAAGTAAAAGCATGGCTAATGGAACTAGAAGAAAGACGACACGAAGATAATCTAGAAGATTATGAAATGAAAATGCTTGAGCAATTAGATGAAGACAGACAAGCATTCGCAGAAGCAGAAGCACAATCGTGGAGAGAGAACAACGCTCAATTAGCGAGGGAGAAAAGAGATGACAACTAATTTATTATTGTTCTTGATGATGATTACTATGGCGTGTGTAGGATATGCGTCTGCATATAAGATAATGCAACGCGAAATTGTAGAGAAAGATATCCAACTGCACATGGCATACATGTTTATAGAAGAGAGGCTCAATGACAGAACGAGAAAGACTAGAGTACGAACAACTTAAAAAGAA